TCTACCGTCTTCTGAAATACTATCCGCCAAAGAAGGTGCAATTATTTTTAACAACTCTTTTAGTTTTAAACTAGCTTGATTACAAAAGTAACCTAAAACATAACCTTCACTCCAATCATTAGTAGATCTATCAGAACATTCATATTCCCAATCATAAGAACCATGATACATTTGATCATAGTTTCGAGCATCCCACTCACCATCAGACCCGTCTTCAAAAACTTCAGGAAAAAAAAATTTTAAAAATTGATCTAAACCATCAAAGTCAAATAACAAACCATCATGTTGTACTCTAACACTATTAATATCAATCTTGTCTTCATATTTATCACTTTTGAATTCAACTTCGTCAGAAGATAACTTTCTTTTGTTTAAAAGAAGTATTTTTTGGAAGTCATCTAACTCTGAGACATCATTTTCGATAAGAAGTCTTTTTCTCATATATTTATAAATATATTGAATAATATAAATCTTTGTATTATCTTTGTATTTATAATATTACAAGTTATTTGACATATGGGGGCGTTTTTGGATTTGACAGGTATTGGCTGAGGAATAAGGGCATGTAGGGACTGAGTTAATCTCTTTAAGAACTGACTTAAGAATACAACTGGCAATGTGCTAAACAAAATGGAAACTCTTGGTTTACTAAGAGGTTCTGAAGTTACTGTAGCTTAATAAGATACGGAAACGGGGGGTCGGCAGACATATAACCTAGCAACAGAAGTCGTAGTTGTGGTGGATTACTATTGAACCCTAAATCGAATGGTAACCATTGGTTGTTGATTTACGATGGTGAAGAACAAATCAACTATTTTGGGGTATTAGAAAATACCAACCTAAACATGTAGTTCTTATCTGACAGGATAGACTGGACGAGGGTTCGAGGCCCTCCGCCTCCACAAACTAAACTCCATCTCCACAGGTGGGGTTTTTTTATGCTTTAAAATTATATTTTAGTGTTGTATGAATATTATATTTTAGTGCACAAAAAAAGGGACTAATTGTCCCTAAATGTCTTACATATGTTTTGATAAAAAAAACCTGAGATTACAGTTTTTAGTGAGAAAACTTTAGAAGGATTATTGTTTCCCTTCGTATCCACCATCTTTTGAATGGTATTTCTCAGTGACGATTGGTTAGACCAATCACTTCTTAAGATAACAGTTACTCTCTTATTACTCGACTCTCTCCGAGAATGCCTTCCCAGTTGGTCCTTGCGGGACTAGAGGTGTTTGGTAAGAATACGATCAGACTTGCGATCCTCTCGTGCAATGAACGGCTCATTACTATGTAGTCACCTTTCACTATTACCTGACGAACACTTTTGCTTTATAGTTCTTAGTTTTACTTAATTTCTGTAAAGTTTTTGTGTTGTAGATTGTAGAAGTAGTGGTCCGTCTCGGGCTTCGTCATCTTTTGAACAACAAAATACTCAACTACTCCTTGAAATGTCCCCATTCCCATATTTTAAGATTACTTCGAGATTAATCTCTTGGTAGAGATTTATCAAGGACAATGTCAGCACCACCTGTTTGTTGTCATACCTTTCGGTTTTAAGTACCCTTTAATATTGGAACCCGCAATAACAATATTGGAAATATTGGTTCTTGCATCATCCCTACGAGTTATTCCTATTAGAGTTCCCTCCTCAACAAGATGACCCACATCACCTCGTCATAAAATCACTTTTCCTACACCGTTGGCCTCGGTACTAAAGATTTTATGGTATCTCGCCTGTGTACTCGACCTCAATATTCCGAAGACTATTAAGACGCAAACCCGTTACACTTGGGGGTTCACTTTATCCTACTTTCGTAGTTTATTTTATGGACTATACACGGCCCAATATCTTTATCAGTTTCATTTCTTACTCCTGAATGGATAATCTAATTTTTCAAAGAACTTTTCAGGACTTTTCCTGATTTGTTTCACAAAGATATGACATTTATTTTGATCTGTCAAGTACTTTGTGATATTTTTTTATTTTTTTTTATTCTACAACAATTTTTTCAACATAAACTATGTAAGTGCCATAATGATTTGCTCTTATTTGTGCAAATTCAATATTTGATGACCACAATTCTTTTCCATTTGCAAAATACGCAAACATCTCAACTTCTTTTAATTCTTCACTCATAATAATTTGTTTTTATAGAGAAATGATATCATAAATATATTGTAGAGTCAACAAATCTACAAAACTTTTTTAATTAAATCTAAAATTCTTTCGGTTTCGTAATTAAATGATTCTTTAACCGCCTTAACTTCGGTTTTAGAGATTGCGGGAGGATTGATTTTTTTTGTTTTAAGTACTCTAGTAACACCTGTCCCAGTTCCCCATTTTTTCAAATCGGGACATTCTGCAATTTTAACCGCACCTTTATTACCTTTTAAACCATCAACAATACACTTATAATTTCCATTCTTCATTGTTTTAACAGTTGCGTCAATACCATCTTGTTTGGTTTTATAATTTCTAACCCCACCAACACATTTATCGTTTTTCTTACTCAAACAATTCCATAATGTTGACCCTTCTTTTGATTGTGTGGTATTGAATGGATTGTATGTTGATTTAGCTCCTTCGGCTTGCCTCCAAGCATAGAAAAATAATAAATTTTCTTTTGATATTGGTGCCCCTATATTTGATAAAACTTTGGTGTAGAATTCTTTGTCTTCACTTGATGGTTCTGTTATTTTATAATCTTTTAAATCTACGGTAACATTTGGCAAATTTTTATCAACTTCTTTATCGTCTTCTTTATCGTCTTCTTTATCGTCTTCTTTATCGTCTTCTTTATCTAATGGATCTAAAATATTTCCAACGCTTGTTGTTTCTTTCTCTCCCCTCATCATTCTTGCTAATTTGGCAAATGCACCTAAACCTAATTTTTCAATTTGGGATTCCTCTGATGGTTTTTCTTCTGTGTTAACATTAGTTGATACATCTTCAGGTTTTTCATCTTTAGGTTTTTCATCTTTAGGTTTTTCATCTTTAGGTTTTTCATCTTTAGTTGGTGGTGATGAGGATGATCCAGCTTTATTTGAAATGTGTAAATGGTTGTAGTGATTCCCTCCAGTGTTTGTATGCCACAAAACAGCCTTGTCATTACCCCTCTCGGTATTCCAAGTATATCCCATTGACACTAAAGCATCTTTTAATTTAAACCCTAAATTTCTAAATTTTGCTAACCCATTTGTTGCGTTAGTGGCTTTTCCGGAACCAACACCGTCTAATATTGAGACATCAACACCAGTACCGTTCATATGTCTACTTACATTTTTAGATTTTGTTAATCTACTATGTCCTGTTTTGGCGGTGGTTATTGTTGCAACAAGACCTACAGATTTTGCGGCAGCGTTTATATCATCTAATAACGGTTTATTTACAGAATCGTTTTGAGTCCCATCCTTATCATATTTTAAATTTGAATAATTAGTACTGTTAAGTTTAACTAAACTAAGTCCTTCATTAATGATATTTTTGTTATTTAATATATCACCATATTTTAAAATGATCTCTTTTATTATATCATTTTCTTTTATGTGATTTTTATGAAAATTATTGCTCATGCTAATAAATACTACTTAAATTAAAAACCATTCGGGTATTTCTCTATTTTTCCATTTTGCAAAATATTTTTTTGCTCCAATATAGTAGTTTCTATAAGATTCTATAACATCATCCACTTTATATTCGTCAGGCATTGCCTTTGGTGGTGTGGTGAATTCTTTGTCACAAATGTTGGGTTTATTTGTAACACACCATTCTATCACTTCTTGAGACTTGTGTCGTTTACCATAACGATATGTGTATTCTTTACAGAGTTCTAAACCAAGATCACAAAGGTATAGATAGTTAGATAAAGTTTCACGAGCCCAAATTGCACATGGGTGATTTTTGTGAGATAATTTATATGGGACTTGGTCGGTTACTTGTTCGGTCATATGATGAACACCACACAATAGTTGTGCGGTCTCAAGGATCATTTTAACAACATGTTTGTCACAGTGGTATTGTGAGCATTTTTGGGTATCAAAATCTAAAAAGAAAATATTCATACCATAAAGATATGAACTTTAATTGTATTTACAAAATTATTGTTCTAAATGTGTCATTAACACTCCACCAAGAGCGGTGGCATAAACCTGAAGATGTTTTATTGAATCTTGATCAAGTTTAGTTTTTCTTTTTGTGTAATCAAGTCCTAAAGTTCCAATGAACTTATCATCAATTGTTTTGATTGCAAATAAATAACCTGATTTACATCCTGTATCTTCAGCAATATACTTCAATCCAAAAGTTGCAATAGTTTCGTCTTTATAATCTGAAATTTCAATTATATCATTACTTAACAATTCATTTATTGATTTTGAAAATAAATTAACAGGTATATTATGAAAATTACTTTGTACTGATGATATACCAGGATTTACAGTTTCATACATTACTGAAAACTTTGCCATTGATTTACCTGTTGGGTAAAAATTTCCACCATTGTGAAATTGTGTAATCCAAACTCTATCAGGTTTAAATTCCTCTTTTATCTGTTCAATTTTATGGGTAACAAGTTCACTAACTCTAAGAGTTTCTCTAACCATATCTGGTTTTTCTTTTTTATTCAACCTGATTTTAACGTAAATTAGTAAAATTGGACCAACCACACCTGTAATAAAAGCTATAACAACACCTAAAAAATTTTCCATATAATTTATAAATATTAACTTATATATAAAAGTAATTATATTTTAGTTTATTTTTAATCTTTGTCCCGATTCAATATTATCTGACTTTAAATTATTTAACTTCATTAACGTTGCCACAGTAACAGATTTACCGTATTTTGATGCTATTCCTGAAAGAGTATCACCTGGTTTTACTGTATAATAAAATGTTTTAGAGTTTAATAGTTTATCTGTTTCCTTACTAATTTTTTTATTTGGTTCAAAATATTTGAAACATTCAGGATGTTGAGCAATTTTATACATATCAAGTGAAAGCATTACTGATATACATTTGTCTTTACCCCATACTACTCCTTTTTCTACTGAGTTAACAACTGGTTTTTTTGTTTTTAATTCATTACCATACTTGATAAACGCTTCTTGATTTTTTACCATTCTATCCGCAACCCCACCTTGATATCTAGGATCTTTTGCTTGAGAAAAATCAATATTCCATCCTTCTAAATATTTTTTAGCAGCTAAACTCCAATTACCTGAATTTATTGCCTTTACCCATTCATGAGATGTTTTTGCCTCCCCCCTAAACACGGTATTAACTAATACCCTTTGAATATATAATGGGTACTTATCATATTTTGGAAATAATACTTTCTTTGCAATATTTTCTTTTTCTATAATATCTTTTGTTAATAACTCTTCAGCCTTTGAATTTAATATCTTATTTCCTATTGTCGCTTCTTTACCTGTATGT